ATTAAGGTAGCTCTACAAGAACGTGTAGATTCTTACCTTGAGTATGTCGCCGATGAGTGGTTCGATGAGAACCAACTTGCCATAGAAAATGGTCTCAAGGCTGACATGACCGAATCATTCCTTGCAGGAATGAAGGGTCTTTTTGAAGAACATTATGTAGAAATCCCTGAAGAAAAATATGATGTCCTTAAGAGTATGGTAGAAAAACTTGATGACATGGAAACCAAGCTCAATGAGCAAATAGAAAAGAATATCAACTTAAATGGTAGACTCGCAGAGTCTGTCGCTGATGGTATCTTAGAATCTGTTTCTGATGGCCTTGCTGCTACTCAGAAAGAGAAGCTCGCTTCACTTGCCGAAAGTGTAGAGTTTGAAAGTGACGAAGAGTATCGTGAAAAGTTGGAAACACTAAAGGAATCTTATTTCCCCCATAAAGGTGCTCCAACAGCTAAAACTGAAAATCTTTCAGAAGGAGTAGATAGTGCAGAGGGTCTTGAAACCCATAGTGCATCAATGGCTTCTTATCTAAAGACACTTTCAGCATTTAAGCAATAAACTGAATTTAAGATTATTCAAACGTAAACACTATTAGGTACACTAAGATGTTCCAATCAGAGCATCTAGTCGAAAAGTGGAAGCCCCTCCTAGAATATGAGGGTCTCGATAAAATCGAAGACAACCATAAGAGGTCAGTTACCGCTGTTCTACTAGAGAACCAAGAAAAATTTTTAAGAGAGTCATCTGCATTCCAAGAGAGTGGCTCACTACTTAACGAAGCTGCACCAACAAACTCTGCAGGTAGTAACCCTGCTGGTTTCAGTGCTAATGCAACCGCATCAGGTCCTGTTGCTGGTTTCGACCCCGTTCTAATTTCACTAATTAGACGTTCAATGCCAAACTTGGTCGCATATGACCTTGCTGGTGTTCAACCAATGAGTGGTCCTACTGGACTTATCTTCGCAATGCGTTCTCGTTACGAGAAGCAAACTGGTACAGAAGCATTCTACAACGAAGCAGACACAGCATTCTCAGGAATGAACGCAAGCTTCAACAATACTTCTGGATTCGGTAACACATCCGTTGGTTTTGGTACAACACAACAGACAGGAACTAACCCATCTGTTCTTAACCCAACTTCATCTGCTACTTCTACTGACTACAACACTGGTCAGGGTATGGAGACAAGTGAAGCTGAAGCACTTGGAACTTCTGGTTCAGCAGCATTCAACCAGATGGCATTCTCAATCGAGAAAGTCACTGTAACTGCACGTTCCAGAGCACTTAAAGCTGAGTACTCATTAGAGCTTGCTCAAGACCTTAAGGCAATCCACGGCTTAAATGCTGAAG